AGATAAAGCATGACTTAGATTATCCTCATCAATAGAAATACCTAACATTTTAAGAGCCTTAGTAATGTTCTTAAAATCATCTTCATCATTTACAACATTAAGTTGGTCCTCAGAAGATAAGGTATTGTACTTATTAATAAGTTTATCAACTATGTTCTTTCCTATCTTAGCTTTATCTTTAAGAACAGAACCCTTCATATCATAGACACTATCTGCATCTAAAATACTTCTACTTTCATAATTATCTCTCCAAGAGTCCAATAAGTAATAAATACCTTCTGGTTTATTAAGAGGGATAGTTTTGAATTGAGTAGAACCATCATAAGATGTAGAAGTTTTCATCTTTCTATAATTAAGGAAATCCTTTCTAAAATTATGATAGAACATAGATTGTAATCTTTGGTCTTTGTTTAGCTTACCTATAATTTGTGATACCCAAGGATATTGAGCTTTAAGACTTTCCAATATAGGAAACATATCTTCATCACTTGTCATATCCTTTAATTTATCTATAAGTACAGCATGAACAAACTCTGCATCAAGGTATCTTTGAATACCTAAATCATCTTTCTCTGGTTTACCTGCGTAATCTACTTTAATTATACTTCTAATAATTTTTCTTACTTCTTGTGCTAAAGACTCATGAGAAGATACTTGCCTACAGTTGACCATCCAACCATCTTTAGTAGCCTCTTCTTGTGAACTTTCTGCTCCTACTTCATCTTTTTCAGAGGTATCAGTATCATCATTGTTAGTTTCTTCTAACTTTTCAACAGTTTTATAACCTGTATCAATTCTAATACCTTCTGTAACTGATAAACTAAGACTTGCTATTTCACATAAAGACTTATAATTATCAAGAATAAGTTTGAACTCTTGATTAATATAATCTACTTGACTCTTTAGCTTCTCTAATAATTCTTTAGTTAAAGGTCTATTACCTAATAGACTTTTAATCTTATACTTGTCTTCTGTATTTAATTCTTTTTGGAAATCTTCTTTTATAAGGTTGTAAATACCTGCTGGTGTATACCTTTGAATAATATCAAATCTTGTTAGAATATCTTTCTCTTTTAATAATGCTTTCTTTTCTTCTGCATCATCAGAGTTTGCAATTCTATTATCTAAGATTTTCTTTTCTTTCTCTAAAAGGTAATCTACTTTAGTACTAAAATTTCTAAGTATTAAAGTTGACCTATCTCTAACCTTTTGATATGACATCTTTTGAAACATACCTTCAAGGTCTTCAGATGTGGCAATATTATAATTACCTAAGTCACTTTCAAATCTATTAATTTTAGCTTGACTATCTTCTTTTACACCAGTAAGTTCTTTAATTTTATCTTGTAAATATCCCCAAAGTTTAGGAGTTCTTTCTTTATTGAGTTGACTAATCTTACCATTAAAATTAGGTAAAACTATTCTATCATACTCTCCAGACTTCCATGCTTCAAGAATATCATTGAACTCATCATCTATGACTCTCTTAAACTCTTCAAAGTCTTCATCATTCCATCTGTTTTCTTCTACTGATTTACTTCTGTCATAATGCTTTTGAGTAGATATAGGTCTTGCATTATCTAAACCTCTAACTACTGCTTGTGTTACTTTAGGATAAGAAAGTTCTTCACCATATTTTTTAGCATACCATGAGTTAGGATTTATAGGAGTAGAACCTGATGTTCTATCAGTATTGTCAGTAAACAAAAATAAAGTTCTTGGTTTAGAAGCTGCAAAATCTCTTGTTAGATTTTGTGTACCTACTACTGATTTCTGTAATACAACTACAGGTGTTCTATTCATAGCCATAGACCTTTCAGAAAGTATCTGTGCTATTGCTCTTGCTTGACTAACTCTTGTAGATGCAAAACTATCTGTTAAGACTTTATTACCTATATTACTTTCAAGTAATTTAATCTTATCTGGATTTTGTTTTACCCATTCTCTCCATAAAGGTAAATAGGCAACCTCATAAGATAAATCTTCAAGTTCTGATATTGTTAGATTTTCATCATTAGGATTTAATTCTTTTACAGTAGGCTTACCTGTCTTTTTATCATTGCCTTTCTCTAACTTACCATGTTTCATTAGAGTTTGATAGACAGTTTCAATGGTTTCACCTCCTACATCTACACCATTGATAATAGTACCTTTATTAAACTTAGCTACCTTAGCTGAGAACTCTCTACCAATAGCATTACCTTTAGTAGATACTTCAAAACTATTATCACTTTGTCTGTCCCAATTATATAACTTTCCTCCTCTTTGCTTAATTCTAAAAGCCTTTAGTTCTGCTAAAGAAGGCATCTTTTCTATATCAACTATGCCATTAGCATCTTTAGCATATTTCTGCTGCCACACTTCAATTAAAGCTTTAGTAGAGTCTATTGTTTCACCAACTAATGCTTTAGTTAAATCTTTTATTTCCTTTGTAGTTATTAAACAACTCATATATTTAATTTTAATTAATGATGCAAAGATAAACCTTTTTATTAATATAAACAACCTTATAAGGTTAAATATATATTAGGATAATTCTTATTGTATCTTGTTATTGATAAGAGGTAGTATAAATTATTATACTACCTCTTTAGATTTATTATGAACTTTATGAATAATTATAAACCATGTAATACATCTTGTATTCTTTTAGCTAAGTATCTGGCATCAGGATGAGCATCATTAGCTGTTCTTAACTTAAAGAACTCATGCCACTCATCAATAGTACCAGTCATAACTAACTCTGTTTTAAGGTCTAAAGGTAATACACCTCTTGCTTCCTCTGGTTTCCACTTATACTCATTCAATAGAGTTAAATATTTATTAGAAGAGTAATTAAGACTATCAAGCCATGTAGTTATTTCTCCTAAATTATATATCTTATCACTACTTAGCTTAAAAGAACTATCATTAGTAGGACTAATATAGTTATAAACACCATTCTCTATTATATATCTACCAACAGGTAACATACTTAACTTTTGAGGAATTACATAAGTAAGTTCACCACCAAACTTATCTTTAGAATAATTGCAATACCTTGTAGACTCTTGTAAGAAACTAAATACTCTATGTCTTACAAATTCATTAGCAATAGCTCTTGAACAGACAATTTTGAAAGTATATCTTTTTATATTGTCTGTAGGATTACATATGAATTTAAGGTCATCCAATCTATCATTCTCTACAATAACTCTATAATTAGTAGTTATAAAGAATGTAGTCATTAGCCAACCATCCTCATAGTAATCTTTATCAATCTCAAAAGTTACTTTACTATAAGGATTTCTCTCGTAAAATTCTGTAAGAGCATCACCTTCCCATTTACATTTGTACTTAAAATAAATAGTACCATGTTCAAGAGCAGCATTATGTCCTCTTGTTTGTAACATTTTTACAAATTTTTCAGCACTATCCTCTGTAATTCTGTCTTCTGACTTATAAGCAGTTCTACCTGCAAGTTCTATAATTTTAAGAACACCCTTAAATGTTTCCTCTTGAGGAATTAGGGTTACTTGTGGACTAACTAATTTCATTACTTAAACCTTTGATTATTAACAGCTTCAATAGCATCTTTAATACTATTTTCTACTGATTTGTTTCTACATCCTGCATCTTCATTAGCAGCACTTACATAAAGTTCTAACCCTTCAAATAAATGTTGGGCTACTTTATAAAGTCTTTCTTTATCTACTTTTTTCATACTAATCTTTTACAACTTCAATTTCATCTTCTACCCAATTACTTAATTCATCTATATAGAATTTAAGATTTTTCTTCTCATCCCATTTAGACTTTCTAAGATTATCTTTTAAGATTTCTCTTACATTTTTAAGTAAGTTAGGTAAAGTAAGATGGTTTTCTTTATAAGCCTCTAACCAATTAGTATCTGATGTATTAGTAACTAATCTTTTACCTTCTTCATCTTCATCTACTTCCTCTTTATAATCATTAGTATAAACAGTAGTAGATTTACTTAAAGTCTGACTGATTACTACATCAAATTCTTTTACAGAAGTATCTTTTTGATTATAAGGTGCTGAACTATCATGCTCAGCACCTATTGGATAACCACCTAAACTACTCATTAGTATTGTTTTCTTCTATGATTTCCAATCTACTTTCACATTCAGAAGCATCTCTTACAAAATACTCTTTACCATCAGTATAAAGCCAAGCCTTTAACCATTCTCTTGAAGAAGGGTCTTTCATCTTAACTTCCATTACTTTAGCATACTTCTTTTGAGACTTTTTATTAAAGTATTTTAGAGCTTTAATCCATAAGTCTTTACACTTACTTATGTACCATTCCTGTTTAGACATTTCTTGTATAAGGTCATCTTTTTTACCTTGTCTCCAATTATACTTAAAGTCATTTAACTCACAAAAAGCTGCTACTTTCCACCACCCTTTAGCTGCAATCATAGCATCTATACATTCAATAGATTGGTTATAGTGAGCAGGATGATTTACAAGTTCTTTATTTGGTTTCTTTTCTTTTGTATTCTTCTCCATAGTTTCTTTATCCTTTTCTTGAGATAATATAAGACGAAAGTACTTCATAACAAATTGAATATCTACTTCTGCATCAGTATCTAAATCTCTTTTTAATATTACTTTATCTTTATCAAAACCCTTAATTGTGTAAATCTTATTAGGTAAGAATCTTATATTAAGAGTACCTGTATAGAATATTTCATCACCTACTTTTAATAAATTTATAGAATGAATATCTACACAATATACTTTATTAAAAAGATGTAAAGCTGAAGTATATATGGTACTATCTAAATTATTTACCTTAATAGTACAATCATCAATAGAAGTAACTTTATATACATTACTTTTAACATATAAATAATTATGTTTTGGATTGTATTGCTCAATAAGAGTGTTATCAATAGGTCTGATATAATCATTTAGATATATACTTCTTTTCTCTAAAATACTCTTTATTTCCTTTATTTTCTCTATTTCTTTTTTATCTGCATCAGTATAAGCATTAACTATCTGATACTTAGTTTTTAACAAAAGAAATTCAGTTTTTATTCTGTTTTTATCTATATAGACATCCTTTCCATAGTCATTTTTAAGTAAGATATTATTAGTATCAATACCTATAATTTTATAACTCTTATCATCAGTGAAATCTATAAAATTTGTTTTGAATTTACTATAAACTATTTCATCACCTATTGATAAATCATTGACATCTCTTATTACATATAAAAATACTTCTTCAAAAGCATCTCTAATATCTGATTTTACAACAGGAGATAACATTCTACTTAATATAACAGTAGTATTATTAATTCCTATAATTTTATTACAGATATTTGCTTTTTCAGACATGCTACTACTAAGATACTCTTTTTTAAGTAATCTAAGATAGTAAACACCTTTTAAGTCATCTGTATTAGGTTTAACTACATACTTTATAGCCTTTTCATTATGTAGATAAACTTCCTCTTTACTAATAGGTCTTAGCTTATCATCAGGTAGAATAAGATAAGCATCTATATTTTTAGAAAATCTTGGACTATAAGCTATAAATTTTCTATCACTATAATACTTATTATAGTTTTCTACTTTTTGTTTTTCTAAATCATCCATAGTTTATTAATTAATGTACCCAATGGTCAGAACATTGAGGTTCTGCTGGAATAGGTAATGACTTACAATAGATACTTGCAGAATATTCCATAAGTTCTTGTAATTTATTAGCTACTTTCTCATATATTTCTTTTGGTGCTTCCCAATTAGCTTCATCATGGGTTAAATTATTTAGTAATACTTTACCAAATAAGTTATTTTCTAAAACCCAATAGAACATTCTTATCTGAGAGTCTTTAAGAATAACAGCTCCTTGTCCTTGAGTTACAGAATTAAGAGCTTTTCTTTCCCACTTAGAAGAAGTTTTAAAAGAGTTACTTACAAGTTTACATATTTTATCTCCTGTACCTTTATGATATTTTCTATACTCATCCCAAAAACCATTAGAATTAAAAAGTTTCTGATTTTCTTTCCAATAACACCAATCCCACCAAAAGGTTTTATGACCTGTTAAAGGGCTAAGTACTATATAACCTAATGACTTAACAAGTCTTGCTCCTTTTTTCTTAAAAGCAGCTATACCTTTGAAACCAGAATTATAATCCTTTGCAAAGTTTTCAGATTCTTCTATACTACAACCCATAGAGTTTCTAATAGCTTCTGCTGTACCACCAAACTGCTGACTAAACTCTACAGGTTTTGCATTATTTCTTAAATGGGGATATAAACGTTTTATATCTTTAACTTCTACATCTTTTAATTCAGGAAATATCATTTTAGCAACCAAAGAGTGCATATCACCAGAACCATGTAGAAACTCATCAATCATAGCTTTTTCTTGATAAATATCTGCCCCTAATCTTGACTCAATAGCACTGTAATCACAAGAAATCCACATATTACCATTATTAGGTATAAAACAGGCTCTTGTTTCAGCATCATTAGGTAATTGTTGCATATTAG